GGTTTTTTAATAGTCGGAATCATGTTCGGTACCAATTGGTTTCACATACACTGTACCTTGTGTGTTGTTAGGATCTGCCATATATTCCTCATATACCTTCTCCTTATAGCTTGTAATAGCTTGATGATGCTTTTTCTCTTTCTTAATACGATTAATAAATGCATGATAAGCAATAGTAGTAAAATAAGAAAATGGATTCGATTTAGTTTCGAACTTATATTTTTTATACTTAAGAGCCGCATACATCTTAATCAATGCATCTCCAATCATATCATCTTTATAGCTGTAATTAATAAAGGATCCATTATAGCTCAAACCATAAGCAATCTTTTTAATATTCTCAGCAAGATCATCAGTCAAAATGTCTGAAGCATAATACTTACGTAGACTCTCTCTAAACTCTGCCGGCTTAATATAATACTCTTCTTTAGCTGTTTTAGACATTCTATCTAATTATAGCCTTAAATTAATAAAGATCAACTAATTTCTGCTACCTTATATTGAATTTTCTCTTTATCATATATGGCCATCCGCTTTTCACAATGTGATATACCATATTTAAGTTGATCGCAAATATCAAAAATAATAAGTTTGTCTTTCGAATCATGTTTACGAAGGCCGCGACCAATAGACTGGACTGTACGTATAAAGCTCTTACCACCTGATGCAAAAATAATATTGTGTAGGTTCTTAATGTTAACACCTGTAGCAAAAATTGCACTAATAGCTACAACAACAACATTAGTTTCTCTCTCCATTATTGCTTTAATCTTTTCACGCTCTTCAACATCCACTGACCCTTGAATAAAATAAACTTTTTTATCTTCAAGTTTTTTGAGATGTTCCATAATAACATCCCCGTGAGCGATATGGTTAACCATGATAAGAGTATTAGCAGATAGCTTGCTAACAAGGGATTTGATGATATTATTTCGTTTATCATTACTATATATATACTCAAGTTCATCTCTATAACCTGTTTGACCACTAAAGTGGGGTTTCGGACTATATTTAATATTTAAAATTTTAATGCTAACATTTGTAAGGTAATCTTCTAACCGTAATTCAAAGGATGATTTTTCATAAATAACCGGACCAAGCTTTCCAATAATAGACCACTTATTAAGTTGATCCTCTGGCAGGGTACCGGTAAATCCAAACTTATTAGGTGTATTAATCTGCTGTACTATCTTTGAGATTTTATTCCCTGCAGTAATTTTATGACATTCATCAACAATAAGTAAATCAATATATTTTAACCAATCATTATCAACAAACCTACTTTGTATAATTCCAATGTTTGCAATAATAACATTAGCTGTAAGGTCTGGTTTATTTTTACCAGTCCATTTTGTAAGTTTATATGTTGTACCACAGTTTAAAAATTCCTCATACGTTTGAGTAACTAGACCTAAATCAGGTACAAGCATTAAACATTTAAAGGTATCCTTATCTTTTGATACTCTAAAGAAGTTTTCAATTAATGCTGCAGTAGTAAATGTCTTTCCTGCTCCAGTTCCAAGTACGCAAGTACCTGTACCAATTCTCATGGCTTTACGTATTACTTCTTCTTGATATTTACGTAATGTAAATTTGAACTTATCAAACAAGTCAGCCTCAATACCAACTTTAATAGCTTTAGATAGTTTATCTGTTAAAACTATCTCCTCATTTATTTGGTTTTTAATTAGGTATTGACGCACTTCCCAATACATTCCTAACTCACATGTACCAGTTGGAGTTATAACATATTTACGCTTTGGGGCAAATCGAGCATATCTTCTAGCAAAACGCGCGCCAGTATTTTCTACAGAAAAATGCTCACGTATATTATCAAATAAATCTGCATCATTACATCTAATAATTAATTTACTAGGTTGTCTTGCAGTAGGTCCTTTATAGTCAAACTCTATCATTACATTTGCTCCATCTTCATAATCTCAACAGCATTTTTAATATCGAATCCCATTTGTGACATAGTCTTTTCAACTTTTTCTAAATATTCAATTATAATATCTAGTTCTTTTATCTTTGAAGTTAATGATGAAAGCGACTCATGTCTCTCAGCTGCTTGCTCTGCTGCTGATTGAGATAGCTTTACTGGAGATGTTGCAATTACCTCTTTAGTAATATTTTTTTTAAGTTTTCGTTTTTTTTCAAACGTTTGATTACGTTCAATCTTAGCTTTAATAAGTTTAGCTACCCAGTAATGCTTACGTGCAGGTAAACGCATCGACTGCTCTTTAATATTAAAATCATCAAGTACGAGATCTTTTCCTACCTCTTCGAAATACTTTTTTAGCAATTCCACATATATAGATTAAATAACTATATGGAAAAATCAACTGGTAAATTTGCTCGTTACTTTAAACGGTTATTACAAGTGGAAATGACCACTGGTGATGCTGGGGTTGGTAGTACAGGTGGTTTTTCAGGAAAGAATATTAACTCTAGTGATTTCTATGCACCAAATGACGGTCGTAACCTTTTTGGTAAATATTCCAAGCACAAACCTAAAGTTCAAACAAGATTAGGTAAAAGAAGTAAAAAAATTAAACAAAAATTAAAAAAGACTAAAAAATTATACTCACCTGGTAGGAAGTCAACAAAGAAATCTAAAAAAGTTTACTTACCAGGTGATAATGTTTGATCTAGGTCATTGGAAATGCGAAGAGCATTGGGATGAATTACCGTTTGGGTTTGTTTATATTATTACAAACTGTTCAAATGGTATGAAGTATATTGGTAAAAAGCAAATAGTAAAGAAAACAAAGAGACCACCACTAAAAGGCAAAAAACGTAAAAGGATTATCGTAGGTGAATCTGATTGGAAGACGTATACAGGCTCATCAGACCGCCTTAACAAAGATATTGAAGTTTTAGGCAAAGAGAGATTTACCTTTAAAATTATTCGTAGCTGTGGTAATAAGAGTGAACTTGCTTACATGGAAACATTCTACCAATTTCAATCAGAAGCCCTTATTCGAGAAGATTACTACAACGGTATTCTTAATGTTCGTATAGGCAAGGTAAAATTTACACAATCTCCCCCTAAACTCTTGCTAACTTAATTTATGTTCCTATAATTTGGGAAATAAATATAAATGTAGGGTAATGCCGGTAAACACAAGTAAGACTGAGTTAAGAAGTTATTTCGATATAGATAACAATGTTGAATACATCAATCTTAAACCATACCTGGAGCATTCACATCAAAAATATAACTATTTTCTTGTTGAAAATGACCTAACTAAACTTAAACAACGAGAAAAACAAAAACTTGGTATACATTTTATATTAAATGAAATTTTACTTATTTGTAAGATGTCAAAACGTAAAAAATGCTTTTACTATCGAGTATCTCCACCGTTTGCAGAAGAACAAAAATTAGTGGAACGTATTTTTAGAGTGCTTCCTTCTCAAATTATCTACAATCAGTTAGAGTTTGATGATTTTTTGATAGCACAACGCGAGTATGAAATATTTACACCTATTGATACTAGTAAGATATCTTGGAAGCGTTTTAAGTCCTTTCTCGTAAAGAATGATCTTACTGCTATTGAGAGAAAATTTACCGAAGATATTAACGTTAAATTGTCGCTCATACATTAAATATTAGCATGAGTAAGTTTCTTGATCTTATTGAAGAAAACACCCCAGATCTAGATTTAGATGAAAAGATAGCTGCAAAGAGAGCTGTGCAGCGTTGCTTAATGGAAAAAGATATTAGGTGTGATGCTGATCAGAAATCTGATAACGTTGTTATACATCTACCAGATGGACGCGCTGTTAATCTAGAGGTTATCGATTTTGTTGATACAGAAGATAATGAAATGGATGATGTGGCGGAAGCAGAGATCGCAATTGGAGCTGCAGAAAAATTTAAAGCTGCTGCAAATCCGGAGTCCAAAGGCGCTAAAAAAATGGATAAGAGTATAAGTAACTTAGTTACTGTTGTATCTAACAAAATTAATAAAATTGCCAAAAGTATAAAATAATATGAAAACTTTAGATATATTTAAAAAATACGAATCTTTATATAATGAAGATCTTGAGACGTCAGATGCAACCGACACTTCTGAAATACCTACTGATGAGCTCGAACCTCAAGTAGATGCGATGACATCTGAAGGTGAGAAGTATCTTGTTGATCTTCTGGTTAAAGCTTTCCTACATGCTCCGGACGAGTCAGGCGCTGCCACAGCCAAGGAGCTTCAAGGTATGGTTGATGAAGATCCGAAAGGTGTTGCTTCTGCAATCAGTAACTTAGTTGAAATGGGTGATGGTGAGATGAAAGAAACACTTGCACAAGCGTAAGGAACATCTTTATAGTAGTGTTATGAATGATTTAGAGAGTATATATGCAGCTAAAGTGTTAAATGAGAGGCTATCGTTAGACTCAGTTGATGTTAGCGGCTATAGATTAGAGGATCTCTATAAAGTTGTAAAAATTAACGAGGCTAAAGTTAATATTGAGTTTGCTGATGGTAATGTCCAAACTGTTGAAATGGATGATACTGAGGCTCGTAAATTAATGCGTCTTCAACAATCAGAAGAATCTCCTGACCTTAAAAAATGGGCTGCATCCGCTGGTTGGGATACAGAAGCTGCTCAATTTGCTCTCGAAGGTAGATTAAATTCCATTTACAATGAGTCAATTCAAATGGACAATAAAGGGGTACGTAATTCTTTCTATAAAGAAGTTAAAACTATTACTTCATTAAAAGATACGAATAAATTAGATACTTTAACAAATGCTTTACAAGAGGGTAATACTAATTTTAAAAAGCATATTGATAAGCTTGGAGCTAGTAGAGGTTTTAAATTTATAACTAATTCAGACGCTGTAAATAAGGTTGCTTATATTACATTTGAGGAGGGCGCTGTTGGTGTAGGTCCGGGTGAGGCTGTATTAACTTTATTTTCTGAAGGTAAAAATCCAAATGAGGGTGATATTGCTCTTCCGAATGGTCAGTTAGTTGAGCTTAAGGCAGGAGCCGGTCGACCAGGTAAAGGCAAGACGCTATCTTTAATTCGTAAATTTAATGACTTTACGAAAGGGACTCAACTTACTGATCCTATTGATGTTAATGCTGCAAATGCTGTTTTAAACGGTATTGTAAATTTTGACTTTACAAAGTTACGTGCCGCGCAAATGCGGGTAGCCGAGCGTGTTATTGCAAATATTAACAGTAATAAAGATATCGAATCTAAAATTAAATCTGTATATAAAGATACCAAGGGTAAAGCATACTTTGATAGTATAAAAGCTAAAGATGGTAAATCTATAAATGAATATTTAGCAGAATTTCAAGATCAGATTAAGCAGCGTAATGAGAAGGAAGGTGCACTTTCTAATCGTTTTTTTGATTCAGCAGATAAAAATACTTTACTAACAGGGTTATTAATGTTTGCATCTCAACCTCAAATAGTTAAACCTATTATTGAGAAAGCTCTTAATAGTGTAAGTAACAATCAAGGTGAGGTTGCGAGAGCGATTGCTGCAGCTATGCAAATCAACGAGTATCATAATGAAGAAAAAGATGATCAAAAATTTACATGGTTTACTCTTTTTAACAAAGACAACTTTAATATGCTTACTTTTGGACCATTTAGCAGTGATTATGCAGAAAATGCAAATAGAACAGTGCAAGATATGTTAACCAACATTAATGAAATTGATATATCTCCTAATACTGGTGGTGGACGCGGTGGTTATAACTTAACTCTCAAATAAGGAACTCTAATATAATTAATAAAATGCGCAGTTTTAAACAATTTCACCTAAATTCACAGCTTTTAACTGAGGCTAAAGCTAATACTCACTTAACTCACCTTGAAGAACTGGTTTTGACTAAGGGTGAGAAGGGATATGACGTGGCTCGCACCATGATTAGTAATCTTCTCTCTAAATTACAAGGTAAATCAAAGAGAAGTGTTAATACTTCGGTGAAGTGGGATGGTGCTCCTGCTATTTTCGCTGGTAAACACCCTGAAACTGGTAAATTTTTTGTTGGTACTAAGTCTATATTTAATAATGAGCCTAAGATCAACTATACTGATGCTGATGTTGAGATGAATCATGGTCACGCACCAGGGCTTGCTGATAAACTTAAGAAAGCCCTTAAATATCTTCCAAAATTAGGTATTAAGGACATACTTCAAGGTGATTTCATGTTTGATTCTTCTATGCTTGAGACGGTTGTACAGGATGGTGTTAAGCATATCGCATTTAAACCTAATACTATTAAGTATGCCGTTGAAGCAGACTCAGATCTTGGTAAAGAAATTGCTAATTCTGTATTTGGTATTGTTTTTCATACTGGTTATAGTGATTTAAACTCACCACCTCAATACGGTATAAATGTAAAAGGTCTTAAAAAGGTGCCTGGTGTATGGGTTGATGATGCTGTATTTACTGATGCCACAGGAACGGTTACTCTTACGAAGGATGAGGCTAAGCAAGTTAGAGATTTAGCAAAGACTGCTGATGGTATCAAAGTTAAATACAAAGATCTTCCATTAGACTTACTTAACATTTATGCTAACTCGGAGATTCGTGAAGGAAAGTTTCTAGAAGATGCAGAGGGTTCATATAAAGGCTTTATGAACTGGATGAAGGGTCGAATGGAAAAGGAAATTGCTAAACGTAAGTCTAAAACTGGTAAAGAGCGCATTACAGAAGCATTTAAAAAGAAGCTAGCTGATATTAAATCACGTCAAAAGGATATTATAAATTTATTTAAAATAAGTAAGCTCTTATCTCAAGCCAAACAAATTTTCGTTAACAAATACAATAATGCTGTTTACAATACAAAGCACTTTTTAGATAATGGTGATGGTACTCTTACCGCTTCTAACCCCGAAGGTTATGTTGCTGTAGGTAAAGAAGGTGATGCAGTTAAGCTAGTTGATCGTTTAGAGTTTAGTAGAGCTAACTTTAGTGGAGGTCAAACATCTACCCCAATTACCAGATGAAAACGTTTAGAGAATATTACGAAGACGGAGAGCACCTAAGAGACAAGGAGAGAATAACACTTATGCCGGGTGGTTACAAACCACCTACAAAAGGTCATTTCAGCGCTTTCAAATATCTTTTAGAAGATGCAGATCGTGGTATTGTTGTCATTGGTAATAAGGATCGTGACGGAATTACTGCTGAACAATCAAAAGCAATTTGGGATATTTATGCTAAGTATGCAGGTAAACCGGTTGAGGTTATATTAGCACCTGTTTCCCCTGTAAAATCTGTTTATGATTATGCAGATGAAAATAAAGATGTAGAGATTACAGTCGGTGCTGGTGATAAAGATGAAGACGTAAAGAGATATGCTTACTTTGAAAAGAATGCTGACAAATATCCGCTTGTGAGTGTAGTAAAAATACCACTTCAAGAGGATGGTATTTCAGGTACTAAAACAAGAGCTCTTATTGCCAATAATATTAATGAGGCTATTAATTATTTTGTACCAGAAGAGTTATCTGAAACTGATAAAGCTGCTATAAAAGCAGTGCTTGAAGCATAAATATATGCATGAAGTCTAAACTTAATGATGCAGGTTTAATTGCTGAAGCTTATTCACAAATTTCACCGAAGTTAACAGCAGAAGAGATTAGAGCAAAACAACTTGAGAAGATTGATACTATCATAGATAGTGCAGTTAATAGTGAAAGTGAGTTGACTGAAGAAGGACTTGGTGCACTCGCTGGTGGTATAAGTTCTGCAGTGAGAGGTGCTGGTTCCGCTCTTAGGAAAGTAGCAACAAGTGATACTACTAAAAAGGTCTTACGAGGTGCTGGTAATTTAGCAAGAGATGTTGCAGTTGAGACCGGAAAGGTTGCTGCTGAAGTTGGTGGTGAAGGTATTAAAGCTGCTGGTAGAGCGGTAGGATCTCTTGCTGATAAGGCTGTTGATGCTGCTGATAAGGGTATTAGCAAGCTTGCTGGTGGTACAACTGAGGATGGTGAGAATATGCCACGTGTAAATCATCATGATGATTCTGAAATGAAAATGGCGCTCGCTGAGCTTTACAAGATTGAAAAATATGCATTTGCTCTTAGCCTTATGATGAAAGATCTTCCAGCTCTGGAAGGTTGGACAGCTGCTAAAATTACAAAAGCTGCAGATTATTTAGGTTCAGTTTTTCACAAATTAGATTATGATTTCGCTAGTGGTGAACATGCATCAATGTTTAATGTTGGTCATGAAGATGTTAAAGAATGTGGTTGTGGAGTAGAAGATAGTGAGTGCGCACATAGTTAATTATTAATGAAGACTTTCTTACAATATATAGAAGAAAAATCTGTTTTAGGACTTATTGAGTTTTTCAATATTGAGGGTATTGGTAAAATACCCGCTAAATTAGACTCTGGTAATGGTGCTTATAATGTTATACATGGTGAAGATATTCAGGAGCAAGGTGATAAAGTATTTTTTCGCACTGTCAACGGTAAGACACTATTACTTCCCAAAAAAGGAGAAATAACTATTAACGTTGGTGCTGGTAATATGGAACATAGGCCAGTAGTTGAATTAAATTTCAAAATAGGTGATACTGAATTTAACAATATTCCTTTCTCAATAGGTAATAGAGCCTCAAATTTATATAAAATACTGGTAGGTAAAGATTTCATTCAAAAAGATCTTGACGCTCTAATCGATGTTAGTCAGGAAAATATCGCTGATAAAAATATAGAAGTTAGTATAAATGATTAATTTTAAAACATTTTTTGAAAGTCGTTTTTATAATGACACTCTTAATCAACGATTTTGGAGTGATTCAAAAGAGTTTGATTCTGATGTTAGAGACAGACTTCTTACTATTGCAATGGATGTAGCTAAAGAAGCAGGTGTTGAGGATTTAGTAGAAGATGTTCAACTTACAGGTTCGCTATCTAATTATAATTATACTGATTTTTCTGATTTAGATACTCATATACTTCTAGATTTTAAAGATATTAACGATGATGAAGATTTAGTTAAAAAAGCTTTAGATGGAAAGCGGTTTGTTTGGAATCTGCGGCACGATATTAATATAGGCGGTCACACTGTTGAAATATATTTTCAAGATATACATGAACCTCATAAAGCTTCCGGTCTGTACTCTCTACTTAAAGATGAGTGGATTACCGAGCCTAATTATAAACAACCGGTTGTCGATGAAAGAGATGTCTTATCTAAAGCTGATAAAATAAAAGGTGAAATATCTGACCTTGAAATGGCTCACCAAACAGCTTCAATAGAAGACCTTGTATTTTTGCAAAAAGCTGCGAATGCTCTTAGACGTAAAATAAGTAAAATGCGTAAAGATTCACTAGATGCTGATGGTGAATTTGGTATTGGTAACCTCGCATTTAAAGAATTACGTAATTCAGACTTTATTGAGCGTCTGATTGATATAACAAATAAGTTATATGATGATCAATTTAGCTCACAGTAATGGAGCCATCTGTCGGATTTGAACCGACGACCGGCTGATTACAAATCAGCTGCTCTACCACTGAGCTAAGATGGCTTTATATTGGAGCGGGTGATGAGATTCGAACTCACGACATTAACCTTGGCAAGGTTACGCTCTACCACTGAGCTACACCCGCTTACAATTACCCCCATGTAGTACCTTCAAACCAACCACCTTTGGTTTTTGTACCAGTATTACCGACCGGTGCTGCTCTAGGATCAGCTACCGGTGTAGGTGATTCCTCTGTAGCAATAGGGCCATGTACATCTTCTAATTGTAAGGTCTCAGTGCTAGATTGTGTGTCTGTAAATGTTATCGATACATTATTATCATCCCGGTAACAAGTAGCAAAATTACTACCATGTTCATTTATTTGTACAGATTTTACACGAACTCTACCACCAGTTGATTCATCTACAAATGTATCTGCTGTCTTAAGTACAAATTCTGCAAAACGCTCACAACCTACACCGCCAGGTAATACAACTACTTCAGCGATACCCGCTTCATCCAATTGTTTAATTAGATCTAATTTAGGATCATCCTGCGCTACAACTAACTTATGATCAAAAGTATGTTCTAAAGTCTTTTTAAGTTCTTTCAAACCACCAAAATCCATAACCCAGTTACGTTCATCTAATTCATTAGCTTCAAATGTAATGTCTGCAGTTAAATTATATCCATGAATATACTGACAGTGACTATGAGTCGATCTCCATTGTCTAAAGGCAGCTGAACCTAGATCAATTATTTTGTTACTAGTAAATTTCATATATATATAATAACCTATTGTATTGGATAAATCAACTATTGTTTAGGTATTTGTTATAAGATTAATACTATATACTGATCTCTAGATATCTGAACATTAGTGGTCATCGGCTCTCTACAATCCATTTATTCATCTGCGACCTTGATTGCAAGTGTTTCTAGAAACTTTTTAAATTTAGTTTAAAATAGGGTTAGATTAGTTGATTACAGCACGTGTTATGTTATAATTATATTTGACTATGAGTAAGACAGAAAATAACTCCAACTATGAATGGCTAGGTGATGACGATGAGCTCACCGGTGAGAAGGATACTATTGCAAAAAGTATTATGGGTAGTGAATGTGCTGAAGGATATGTACCACCCGTACGCGAGTATGATGATACAGTAGATGCAAATAAGGAGTACATTTCATCATTGCCAGATTTACAGAATGGACCTTCTAGTCTTATTCAAGGCGCGCCTGTCGCTATTCAGCAAGTTGGTATTCATAACTTTAAGTTACCTCTTAATTATGAAAAGCGTAATGGTAAGACTATTGAGTTAGAGACTAGTGTTACCGGTAGTGTGAGTTTAGAGGCTCATAAGAAAGGTATTAATATGTCTCGTATTATGCGTAGTTTCTACGATCATAAAGATGAAACTTTTAGTATTGGTAAAATTAGAGATGTACTTACAACATATAAAGAGAATCTTAAGATCTTTGACTCACGCATTATGCTTAAGATATCTTATCCTATCAAACAAACTAGTTTACGT